CATAACCATAGCTTGTATAAGATGCTAAATTAGTTGCTCCATTCATAATATTCCAACTGCCTACACCTGTAATCTTCTTAGTCTGCATTATTCGTATAATGCTATCCATTCTATCCTCTGCGTTATTAGTATTTGACTTCTTATAGATTGCCGGGAATACTTTGTCTTGACCAGTTGCTTGGTACAATGTAGAAGCAGCAAATATAACTTCTAAGGTGTCAGTTTCTTTTACAAAATCAAACTCAGTATCGTAAATAAAATCTCCATAGCCTTCTGTGTACTTTTTGCGGTAGTTCTCGCCATAGAAGTCGTTATCAGCCTTGAACTTGTAATTATAGTAACGAGCGTTAATCTCACTCATTGGCTTTATGCTTAAAGGCTTTGCTCTATCTATTTTGTTAGTCCAATCTTCTGCATTAGCCGATACCTCAGGATAGAAGTCCACATAAGGACTAATAACCAGCTCCTTGTCGTTAAACTTATTCTCATAAACGTAAAGATTAAACATCTTAACAATGCTTAAAAAGAAGTCTGATTGAAATATACCTCTTGGAATAACATCGTTTACTTTAATCGTTTCTCCTAAATTAACCTGTACTTGTGTAGGGGTGCTTGTTGTTATACCTATCTCGCCCATTGTAATAGCAAGGATAATGCCGTTGCCGGATATTTGAACCTGCATTGTATCGGTATTCGCAAACGTAACTCCGCTAACTGTAAATTGGCAGTTCATAAAATTACTTACACTTGCATCAAAATCCTGTCTTCCTATCTCTATGTTATTCTTATAGAGTATAACAGAATAGTTTGGTAGCGGTGGATTGTAAAATGTAACGTTACCTCTCAATAAAATATTTATATCCGTTGTAATTGTTACACCAGAACCATAAGTAAATAACTGACCTAACATATCAAGCGTAAAGCTCCCTGCCGTTACCATTGTATACTCTACAATGTTACTCAAATTGGTGTTTATAGTTATTAGCTTCGCTGCTGCGTTGAGGCTTGTATTATTTAACGTTGTTATGTTTGTTTGGTTGTGCGGTATTATCAAGCGGTTAAATATAGCCTCATCAAAGAACGAGCAGTTAAAAGTATAATCTGTTCCGGCAAATATCTTTTGTATATACTCCTTCACATATAAAGCCGGTCGAAACGTTGTATATTGAAAGTCCTTTTTGGCTACTCCATTAACTCCTGTGCTAACATTTCCGTAATCAATAAGCGGATAGTAGTAACCAGAGCCTCCGGCATTATCCCAACTATTGCTAATATTTGCTACGCTATAAGTATGGTTGTAAGCACTAAAATCTAAATCTTCTAAACGTGAATTACCTAGCTGATTAATAAAGCCACCAAGTTCTCCTACTACGCTGCATTGGTATTCAATAGTCTCTTTGTCTATAACTATCTCTAATATTCTTAAAGTGCCTTTGAATATTTGCACCTTGTCAATAAAGATTTTGCAGTTAGCTTGTTTAGTTACGTTGAAATTATAGCCAACGTTCGGCAAGGTGTTGTCTGTGAAGTTAGCATTGTTAAGCTCGAAGATGTAACCAAAGACAAGGTTATTGTTTGCCGTTCCTGGTATGCTAATTGTTTTGCTATAAGAAGTATTGCGGCTACCGAACTCACTTACATCGTCAATGGCATAAGTGAACTCAGTAGATATGTCTTGCAATAGATCAATCTTCTGCTCTTCTATGTATATCTCTGTGCTAATCATTATCTGAATTGGCTTGTTAAGTATTTACCTACTTCTACCTCTATATCGAAGTTAAATAGTTTGTCTGCACTTTCTAACTTATACTCGTAATTTGTTACAGTTATGGTAACAGGGAAGTATGCACCAAGAACCTCCATATATACAATAGGACTTGATACAAGCTGAGCCAACCACGCATAGTCTTGTTCGCTAACCCAATCAGAAGTAAGCCTATATCTATCTTTATGCTGAATAGCATAGTTGAAAGTTGTTTCATTATATCTGTTATATCCATCTATGTTTGTCATTTGTCCACCTACAAGCTGCCAATCGCTTCGCCTATATGATGCTCTTTGATACTCGCTTGACCTTTTATTTACAAGGGCAAACTTTTTTGTGTCCCAACCGCCTAATCTATTTAGGAACTCTAAGTTAAATTGTTGGTATTTAGGATAGCACTTATGTCTTATTTTAATAACCCTAGTTTGTGCTCCACCTCTTTTCAAATAGAAGTTATAGCCGTAAGTATCTTCATTTATAATCGTTCCAGAAGCAAAGTCGTTAATATGTGCTGCTTGTAGGTTAAACATATTGAATTGACCGCCTAATGTTATATTGCCCGATACTGTATTAATTACTGCTTCGTTTTGCCCTACTACTTCTACCCAAGCTGAATAACCGCCCGTTGATATGCGAAGGAACGTAATGTAAAAGTTATCTCCGTATTCTAGTGTTATCTCGTCTGTATCTCTCTCGGTCAAAAAGTCATCGGTAAAGTTTTCTAATAGTAAATTATCGTAATAGTCTGATAATACTAACGGGGTCTGGTTCTTTGTCAAGAACACATCGGCAAACAATGGAGGAACAAAGTTATAGGCTGAGTAGCTGCCGGATGCTAAGTTTGTAGTTGTTACACCGCTAACCTCTTCGCCTATCCTTAGTTGGTAGTCTACTTTGATTTTATCGTTTGATGCTACAAGTATTGAGTTGCCAGAAGGCTCAAAGTAATTAGTCACAAAACTTCTAACCATTGGAGAAGCGTTGAACACCCCATAGCTACCCTCTGCACTTGGAGACGGGAATACCTTTGATCTAATTACCTGACTTCCGTTTATGTAGATGTCATAAACAAACTTAAAGTTTGTAGTTCCGCTATTAGTAGAACTTGTTACGAACCACAGGTTCTCGTGCATAGACGAGTATGGTGCAGGACTACTTGTTATTGTTATTGCCATTGACTGCTTGTTTGATTTGAATTTGCACATCGCCACCTAATGCGACTGCTAAATTTTGGATAAATTCTTTATTAAATATTTGAGCTACTGCTCTGTCAAAGTAGTGTGTAGATTTTAAACCTTTCCTGTGTATGCTACGGGCAATTAAAAAAGCTAAGGACTTCTTGCCCTCTATTCCCTTCCTCTCAGTTCCTAGTCTTGTGTACCTCGATACCGATACCGATTTGAGCTTGTTATATCCTAACCATTTTTCTATTGAACTAACCGGCACGGCTTTCTTACTGCTCTTAAAAGCGTAGGGTGTTTTGCTATCTGCCTTTACGTTCTTAGTACCCTTAACTCCTTTATTGACAAAGTCATAGTATTTAGCTGCTTCGCTTCCTGGTGCATAACCTAAGCTCAAAACATAGCCTGTGCCGAACTTAGTAATGATAGGCAAAGCCGGTTCTGCTAACCTGCCGGAGCTTGTTATATTGTCTTTGTCTAATATCTTAACTAAGGCATCATTGAAAGCCTTACCATACAAAGCAAGGGTTTCCTCTACAACAGGTAATTCTCCTGGCTTTACTGCACTAAATGCCGAGCTTCCTATACTTTGTATAAAGCCGTTCCTTAATGCTTCTATTTGTGCCCTTGATATACTCACGCTAATAAATATAAGGAAGGTCTAAAAATAACTAACCCCACCAAAATTGGCAGGGTCGGTCTTATTTGAGTTTTCTATGCTGCTCCTTATCGAAGTCAGCTTTTGCTTTAAGGTAGGATAGGCTATTTAAGAATTGGATTGTTGTAAGCTCATAGCTTTCATCAACTGTGATATTTTCGTGGTCGGCAACAGATTTGGCACAATATTGCCATCCAAACTGCTGCATAAAATTTGAACCGCCTCTTGTGCTAATTCCGGTGTCATTCCCTTCGCCATCATTTCCTGTATCAAATAAGCCTGAGAAACTTCTATCCAATTTCTGTATACTTGATAAAAAAAAACAACCGATTGATAGATGTGCATAAAGTTAGAGGCTTGTAGGTCTGCTGCATAATCGCTATGCTTGGCTGCATCGTACTTCTCATCTACCCATTTGCCGTACCAAGTCCTACGCTGAGGCATAACCATTGAGGCTGCTAACTTGTGCAGGTTACCAACTAAGTCGGTGCTAAATACTTTGCTCTCTATGTATCTGGCTGCTTTGATCTGCTGAACATCATAGATAAACCTATAACGCTTTCCGTTTACTTGTGTGTACTTAACCGGCTTACCTTCTATCTTATCGTCTAAGAAGCTTAGTGTAGCTCTAAGGTTATTGAACTGCTGAATAGTTAAGCTATCCACCTGAGTATCGGTAAGGTTAAAGATTATGCCTACTAGCTTACTTTCTACATCTAAGTTAGTCCAATCCTTCTCAGGCTTAGTAACTATTGGATAGATTTGTTGGTACTGCCAAACTGTTAATTCGTTCCAAGTCATTTGCGTAGTTTTAACATTATCTCATAGGCAAGATGTCCACCTATGTAGCATAACGCTGCCAAAGGTAAGCAAATTACAAAGAAGTATAGTATTTTAATTATTTTAATGATACGGCTACGTTTGTGGTGCTACTCTTTGCCGGAGGGTAAACTTTTTTAACCTCGCCAGTAACTCCGTTAATGATTTCAAGCCCTTGATGTGGCACCTTCTTTAAGAACTCTTCCATATCCTTTTTACGCTTTGTGGCATCGTTGAAGTCAGCCATTATCTCATCGTAGTCTGTGCTTTCGCATTTAGAGAAGTCATATTTAACCCCTACCTCTCTGATGTTGAACTTAGCACTCATATACTCAAAGTCCTTGCCATTTAATACGGCTGCTTGTAATACGGCATCTTTGTAGTCCTTGTTGCTCTTTAATGTTTCAAGCATATCCTCTAAGGCTTTAACCTGTATATGCGTTTTTAACGGGTCAAGCTCCCCTGCATTTAAGCGTTCAATTACTTGGTGGGTAAACTCCACCCTTTGTTCTTTTGTTGTTTCAAAGATTAATTGTAGTTCCATTGGTTTGTTTATTTGTATTTTATATGGTTCTGTTGTATTAACTGATATTCTTGGCATACCAAAATATCCATCGTCATCAAAATAAAAACTCATATCGTTTCTGGCTTGTAGTTCTCAATGTCAAAAAAGCCGATAGCTGACTTATGTTCTGGACTTCTCATTCTGCGCTTAGAAGGTTCGTAACCCTGCTCGTTGCAGTAGGTAAGTATCTCTAAATAAGTCGCATCGATGTTAGACATCATAATGCTAATAGGCTCACTTGCGTAATACTTGTCTATGTAATCTTTTGTACTTTGGGTCATTGTGTTTAATTGTGTAGTCAAATAAAGCTGCCATTACAAAACCTGTTGCAATTAGCAGAAGGCAAATAGCGTAAATCATTTTGAATAGAAGTCTTGAAGTTGCCCTAAAAGGTAACAAGCTGCTACTAATACTGCTAAAAATTGTGCGGTTTCTTTTTTCATTGTGTTTAGTTTTGTGTGTTAATCATTTGTACTTGATAACCTAAACTTAAAAACTTAGTAAGCTTAAATTGTAATAATTCTATTGTAAATTCTGCCTCTGGAATTAAAATTGGAATCCAAAAATCAGTTGTACCTTCTTTGTAAATTTGAAAAGCCTTAATCATTGTGTTTTGTTTTTGTGGTTAATTGATATATCAAATATACAACCTTTTCACATTACACAATCAAATGGGCAAACTTTTTTCTAAAATTGTGATGAACGGCAAATATCAAGGATAAGCGGTAAATTATAGGAAGGCATACCTACCTGTGCCACGTTTAAGGCTGAAATTCTGCCAAGCTAATGCCAGAGCCATTACCGCATCATCATGGAAGCCGGAAGGTGCTGAGTACTTTACCCCCGTTGCTGTGTACTGATACTCAAATACTTCAAGCTCCTGGCTTATTATCCCCTCAGGATAGCCTATCTTCCCTTGATGTATCGCAGCCTGTAAGCCTTCCATTAGTTGCTGCTTACTTGAACTTGTGAACTTTAAGCCTTGTATCATTACCCCTTCTCTTTGTAGGTCTTCTAAGATAGGGTCGCCAACCCCCGTAGAATCGACTAGGATAGGGCATTTAGGCAGTCTAAGGATAGTTTGCTTGGTATTGTGCCAATCCATTTGGAAGCGGTCAAAATAAGCCACATTTCCGTCTTCGTCTAAGCCTACTATTACAGTCCAATCGACTGACTTCGCAAGGTCAATCCCATAAGCTACTACCGGCATAGTTGTAACAGGGTGTAAGCACTTGCGTATGTGTTGGCTGCCGAAGGGGTTAGCTGCGTTCTCTGCCGGGTTTGCCATATACTCCTGCTCAAATACAACCTCTGGGAGCTGCCTTCTTGCATCGTCTATTTCCTGTGGGTCAATGTACGGGTTATCGTATGTAGTGAATTTAAAGCTCTGCCAATCCGGCTCTGCTTTGCTAAACAAACTAAAAAAATAATTCTTACCTTTTGGGGTGCTAAGGAATATAGCTTTACCCTTGTAGTCCGTTAAAGTAGGTCTTATTGAGTTAAGCCACCCGTCTTCTAAGTTAGGTATAAAGGAAGCCTCGTCTACTATTACCAGGTTGAACTTTCTACCTCTTAGATTATCCAAGCGTTCCCCTGTAAAGAACTCAACTTTGCCACCATTTGGGAAGCTAATATTTAAGTCCGATTTGTTATTAGGGAAGGGAAGGCTATTGCATAGCTTCTCAAAGAATACCTTAGCTAGTTTATAGGTAGGGGTTATGTAAGCAACCTGACCGCCTTTGATTGCGGTTGTAATACATTTAATTTGGCTTAACTCCGATTTGCCGAACCTTCGACCGCACATAACAACTATGTACCTGGCTTCGCAGTCAAGTATCTTCTTTTGATTTATATGTCCGTTAGGTAGTTCTATCCGCATTAAAGAATTGTCTTGCCGTCTACAAATACTATCTCTATTCTGTTATCTGTTTGTATGTCCATCTGTTCTTTTGGCTTACCATAAACACGGGTTAGCAAAGTTTCTAAACTATAAAGGCTGCCTTTCTCTAAGCTTTTACGCATAGCTGCTGCTATCGTCTTTTCAAGTATTGTTGCCTTTGGGTTATCCCATACTGTTTTAAGTTCCTCTAAATCCATTGACATCATAGCTTGGATAGTATCGTTTATCTCAGCAAGTTTATATCCTTGCTCTTTAAGTAGGCTTACATATTTTCTGGGTCTGCCGTTTGGGTTTCCGGATTGTCCTGGTTTGTATGGTATCAAATGTTCTTTGCTCATTCTGTTACGCTTCTGTTTTAACATAAGGTTGACCATTCCTTTTAACTTCTAATGTCGGGTCGAGATTAATCATTCGGTCTACAATACCTTGACAATATTTTGGGTCAAATTCCATACCATAGCATTTTCGTTTAAGTTGATGTGAAGCAACCATTGTTGAACCTGAACCAAGAAACACATCTACTATTAAATTACCAATATCAGATGTAGCTTCAATTCCTCTTGCTGCTAATTCAACTGGTTTTTGAGTTGGATGTATATAATCTTTACTTCTATGGTCTTCTGTTTCCCAAGTATTACCTTGTCTTATTCCTCTCAATTTAACTTTACCTTTTACTGCATAAATAGCAAATTCGTGTTGGTTCCAGAATGATTCTAAATCTCCTAATCCACCTGCTTGTTTAATCCAAACTATGCAATTTGTAACCTTATAACTTTGTTCTACTAATTCAATCCATTTTGGATAAACATCCCATCTTGTCCAAACATAAATTGCTGAATTATCATTTATTGGTATAATTGGTAAAAATGAACAATCAATTACATCATCATTTTTAATGTATTCAAATTCATCCTTTCTTTTATTTGACTTGTAATTAATGCCGTAAGGCGGGTCTGTAAACACCATATCAGCCTTTTGTCCGTTCATTAGCTTTGCCACTTGGTCGCTATCCGTACTATCTCCACAAAGCAATCGGTGTTCCCCTATCTCAAATAAATCTCCTAATACTATATCGGTTTCAATACCCCCGTCTGGAACTGCAAACTCATCTTCCTCAGCTTCTAATACTTCTGCATCAAAGCCGGGTATATCTAATCCCCAATCTATTAGCTGCTCACTATCCCAATTATTTGCAAGGTCGTTCCAATCCCATTCGCCATAGCCTACGTTGTCTTTAACTATAAATTCCTTTTGTTGCTGCTCGGTTAATTCACTTGCTTTGATAATAGGTATCTCTTTAAGTCCGGCTTCTTTACAAGCCTTTAATCTCATATTGCCACCAAGAACAACCATATCGTCATTAACTACAATAGGTCTAAGTTTTAGCATCTGCGGGAACTCGTTAATTGACTTTACGAGCTTTGCAAACTTATCGTCTTTAATTATTCTGGGGTTGTTCGGGTTTGCTTTAACTGTGTTGATTAGTACGTTTTGTATCATAGTATTCCGTTAATTATATCGTTTGCTTCGTCTATTGCGTCTTCTTGGTCTAAGTAAGTGTCTACGTCTGCTATGTGCTTATTGATTAAAGTTTCTGCCATCGCATAGGTGTAATTGCCTATGGTGGTCATATCGTCTCCATTCATACCTGTCTTGCATACTGCAACGAAGTATGCCTTATGTGTAAGGAGCAGCCATATAGCAGTTAATTTTCTCATCTGCCTTGCCCTTTATATGGTTTGGGTCTCGGGTTGTGCTTATTAAAGGATTTTTTAGCAAAGCCTCGCTTCCTTTTCCCAAAGCTAATTTTATTCTTGTTCTCGCTACCTTTTGCCATTTAGTATGTTTTTTAAATGTATCTCAAATATTTCCTCAGCAGTCCACCTATTCTTAAAGTCATAGTCGTAATGGCACTCTCTACACATAGCACATAAATTAGTTATATGGTCTTGCAGTTGTTTTCTTTTACTGCCGAATTTAGACCTTGCAACTATGTGCGCTATATCTACCGCAACCTTGCCACACACTTCACAAAGAATGGTATCTGACGAATCAAACCCCATTCCTTGTAAATAGTTTAAAGTGTGTCTCTGCATAGTTTCCCCATTAAATTTTCCGTTGATTAATAATTAATTGATTAAAAAATTTAACTATGCAAATTATTTATTGTCTATCTCTTTTAACTTATTAATTGCCCACTCAATCCCACTCGTACCGCCCCAAGCGTCCCACATAAGACCACCACAACCTTCGCTATATGGAACATCTTTATGCTGCTGATGTCTTTTAAAGGAAGCCATACGAGCAATCGTGTCTCTGCTAATCGGCTCTCTGTTTGCTAACTGCCTTGCTCTTGCTTTGCCGGTTGCTTCTCCACATGAACCCCACCCGTTTTTCTCTACCCACTCCAAAGCTCTCTTTGCGTTATTAGTTGCTGATTCTGGATAATCGGTATAGCTATCTGCAAACTTGCCACCTGCAAGGATAGCCTTCCAAACCTGCATAGCTTTTTCTTCTGTATCGTACACGCAGCCGCCTTGTCCGATTTTCCATTTTCCTGAACTGCATCTTGTTACTGGCATAGTTTACTATAAATATACTTTCTGTCTAAATTTATCTCCTCAAAGTTATAGTTCTTTTTGCAGAACTCAAATAGTTTATT